AATTCCAAGAACTAGATGAGTTACTTGCATTACAATACGGAAAATTCTTACTAAATAAATAAAAAGATTCTATAATGACATATAGTCCAACAGCTACTGGTCCAGGTCAAAAGGGGTACTGGGGAGATATTTACGGAAGTAGTGCCGTAGAGAACCAGTTTATTGTGGGAAGTTGGACATCAAAAAATGGTCAATATAAGGGAAATCTAGGAACTTCAAAATTTTACCCTATAGTTAATAAACAAACTGGAGATATAGCAATAGTAAAAGTTAATGATTCTGGAGATGATATAACCATTGGTACTATTGCTAAATCAGATGGAGATTTTAAAGAAATAGATGGAACAACATCTCAAGCAGAAAATTATTACTTTAATCTTCCAGAAAATGCTGGAAAAGTATCAAACCATGCTCTCGATATTGCACAAAAACAATATAATGCATTAAATCCTTCTGCACAATCTGGATCTACAAATCCAAATAGTTTAATTAATGCACTTAATAATGTTGCTGGATTTTCAGTTAATCAAGCAGGTGCAGCAGGTGTCGATGAATCTGTTCCTGCACCACCTAGTAGCATAAGTGGCAATTACCCACCAGGTGGTAGTTCAAGTGGTAGTGATAAACTTATGATTTTCCCTTCAGGTATTCAAGATAATGGTCAAGATTATATAGAATTTGCTAGTTTAGAATATGAACCAAAAGAACTTTCTACATCAGGCAATGTAGGATTTAATGCAAAAACACAATTACAAGATAAAAAAGTATTAAAAAGGATACTTCTTCCCATTCCTGGTGGTATTACTGATAATAATGCAGTTGATTGGGGTTCTGCTAATATGAACGCTGCTGATATATCTAAAGCAGCTATTGCTTTAGGTGCAATAGAAGATGGTGGAGAAGGTTTCACGAAAGCGACGGAAGATATTGCTGGTACAATTGCAGGAAATAAAGATACACTAAAAGAGTCACTATCAAAACTAATAGCTGGTACAGTAACAGGGACAGGTGATCAATTATTAAAAAGACAAACAGGTATGGTAGTGAATCCTAATATGGAATTATTATTTAATGGACCTCAATTAAGAACATTTGGATTTACTTTTAAATTATCTCCAAGAACATCAACGGAAGCAACTGATGTTGTTAAAATTATTAGATGTTTTAAGGAAGCAATGGCACCCAGAACAGCAGGAAGTAATTTATTTTTAAAATCCCCTAATACATGGAGAATTACATATAAACATAGGGGTCAAGATCACCAATACTTAAATAAATTTAAAGAATGTGCCATGATGTCTTCATCTGTCAATTACACACCAGATGGTAGTTATGCTACATACTCTGACGGATCAATGGTTTCATATCAACTCACACTAAATTTCCAAGAACTCGAACCAGTATTCAGTAGTGATTTTAAAAATACACCAGGTATAGGTTACTAAAATGTCAAATTATTTCAGCAAAGTCCCAGATCTAGAGTATGTTAGTAGATTACCAGATTCTCAAATTGGCAGTTATATTAAGGTAAAAAACCTATTTAAAGGTGTTCGTCTTAGAGAAGATATTCTCCAAGATTTAACTATTTTTGAGAAATATCAAATTATAGGAGATGACAGACCAGATAATGTTGCTTTTAATGTTTATGGAGATTCTACATTAGATTGGTTGGTCTTAAAATGCAATAATATAATCAATATACAAACTGAATGGCCTATGTCTCAAGAAGATTTGGATAGACATCTTCTAAACAAATATGAAACTTACGATGATCTATATAACGGAATTCATCATTACGAAACAGTAGAGATAAAAAATAGTCAAGGAGTAGTAATGGTTCCAGAAGGTATGCAAGTACCAAGTGATTGGACATATACCTTCTTTGACTCTGCAATGGGACAACACCCATCAAGTTTAAAAGAATATAATACTATACAAAATAATCCTGTTATATCAGTAACAAATTATGATTATGAGATAAAAATTGAAAATGAAAAAAGAAATATTTTTCTTCTTAAAGAAGGATATGTAAATCTAGTAAAAGATGACTTAAACGAAGAAATGAAATATAAAAAAGGTGGAACTCAATACGTGAGCCCCACCTTAAAGAAAGCAGAAAATATTAAACTATATCAGTAATTATTCCTCAGCTAATTTCTGGAAATAACTCAAAGCATCATCTTCATCTGAACTAGCAGATGCTACAGCAGCAACTGGTTCTGGTTTACGTGAAGCAAAGTCTGGTGTATAAGAACCACGACTATTATCTTCATCAGATACTTCCTCATCTACACGACGTGTAGCAGGACGACCTTGACCTAGAACATACTTAAGACGTTTCTCAAGTTCATCATAAGTTTTAAACTGATCTGCAGCAGTAAGAGCAGTCAAAGAATACTGCTTCTTCCAGAGTGCTTCCAGTGCATCATCATCTTCTAAAAGAGGTGATGGAGCATCGAACTCTGACTTATCATAGTTCCAATAACCATCTTTCTTGACGATTTTCAGTTTGAAATTAGCACCTTGCCAGAAGTCAAAAGGATTGATTGGAGTTTCATCCTCAAATTCTGGTTGCATTGCTTCCATAATCTTGTCAAAGATCTTCTTACCAAACTTGTAGAGAAATACTCCACCCTCATTTTGAGGATTAGTAGGATCTTTCACAACATATACGTTTGCATAATATGATAACTTACGCTTTTGCTTACGGACAGTATCTTTATCTGCCTCGTTGCCACTATTCCAAAGAGTACGGTTGTAATCGGAAACAGGATCTTTACCACCAGTAGTAGTTAAAGAATTTTCGATGTACCAACCACCAGGACCTTGGAATGCGTGAGAATATATCTTTGCCCACGGAATATCCTCACCTTCAGGAGAAGGAAGGAAACGTAGGACAGCATAACCGTTTCCAGTTTTGTCTACTTCTGGTTTCCAGAGACGCTCATCAGCACCCCCACCAGTATTGTTCATCTTCTCCACTTCTTTAACTAATTTTTGTGTTAAAGATCCTAGAGAGGACTGTTTTTTTAAGTCTTTAAATGACATTAGATTACCTCTGATTTTTTGAGATTTGGCTTGTGGTGTACTCAGTTATTTTAGCGATCTTGTTGATTTTTGTCAATTTGATCTTTCATTAAAGATACTACTTTAGACATGTCATTAAAAACATGATTTATATTAGAACCTTTAGGAATTCCCATCATTGCAGCAGACTGAGTAATCTGCTCTTTCATTTTTTGAGCATCTGGATCATCTGATAAACTCAAGCGAGTATACATGACCCTCTGTTTCTCAAGAAGTCTTTCCAAAATATCTACATGATATTTTTTATCAGCAGAGGACATTGACGGAAACTTAAATACATTACTATAGATCTCCTCTTGGAGTTCACTGATTTCAGCCATCTCTGCCCTAACTACATCTGATTGGAAAAAACTCATTCTGGGACTTCTTCAGCAACAGCAGTTTCAGGTGCTCCTTCTTCTGTAGCAGGAACTTCTTCTGCAGGAGCAGGATTATTCTCTTCCTCGATAGAAGACAATACTTCAATTGCGCCTTGCAATTTAACACGAGTTTCAGTTAAGGAATTTAACTGACCCGTTAATTCATTAATTTTACCAGATACTTCTTGAAACTGAGTATTCAGATTCTGAAGTACCTCACCGTTTTCAATGGCCATCGATTACAACCTCCTTTAGAATTTTTTTGTAACGGAATACGTCAATATTTAGGAAGGGAGAATACTTTCTAATCTTCCTACTGACGGTTTCCCACACTGGGTCTTTTAACTTCTTATCAAAGTTTTTTGCGTACCCAAATATTATATCACATATTACCATAGTTTCAAGTGTTATGTCACCACCCAAATATTTCTTTAAAATAGGTGGATGTCCCTTAGAACAATCAAATACCTCATCAACCTTTTTATCATCAAATAGACTTTCTACCTCTTCTCTAAAAATATAAGAAAGTGACTGTACCTTCTTCTTCCAATCAGTATATCTTCCTTCACCCTCTTTAATCATTTCACCAATCCACATCGTTCCAGGATCAGTAGAGTATATAAAATTTGACACAAAAAATTCTTCTATTTCTTTATCATTCTTATTTCTGGCAAATTTCTCAAACCAGAATCTATCCTTCCTTTTATAAAAGGCTTGATTACTTGCTCTAGTCTTACCACGATACTTTATATAATCATAGTGGTCTTTAGTGAAATGGTTCTTTAAAGCCAAATAACAACGATAAGCATCTGCTGGCATCATTCTCTCATTTTAATAATAATACGATTATTTTCATAATCTGCTTTAAACTCAAGTTCCACATCATGTGGCCACATTAGTTCCTCATATAAAGCATTGAGGCGATCCATATCTTCATATAGATCATTAATATGTCGTTGATCATCATCCATTAATTTCCGTGCCAAAGAGTAATAGGGTCATTTTTTACCTGGACTTTTTTTTCGACTTTTTTTGAAAAAAAAGTTGAATTTCCCTCAGAGAGGAAGTTTTGCACGGGAACTCTTCTTTAAGAAGTTAAGTTCTTGTGCTTCATACTTAATCTTTTCCTTTAACGGTTTAGGAATAAGTTTAGGTACGGACTCAACATCAATACTATTCTTGTCACAGAAGTGAACGATAGCATCAATATAGTTCATATCTTTATTTACCTGCACGAGTTTCTCTATTTCTTGTGCGAATCCCGCAGAAGAAAAAAACTTACTAGCAAGTACTTTCTCTAATTCATTCTCCATTCTCTGACCTAGTATTGTTAGATACAAATTCTTTTATGTAACGTACTAATAACTTAATATAATCCCCTTTATTCCTTTTGTCAAATACCTTTACTTCACCACCAGGAGTTACCATAATAGTGATTAGTTTCTTAACAGGAATTTCAGTCAATTCATAGTACGCAGCAGCATAAAAAGTTTCCTGAACAAAGTAGTTTTCCAACCACTTCTCAGGTTTAATCTTCTCAGACGTTTTAAAGTCTATTACTGCTAACTCACCCTCATACTCTGCTATACAATCAACTCTACCTGCAAGACCTAGGTACTCAGAGTAAAGGGTTCTTTCTATAGCATGTATGTTATTTATTTTATCCAAATATGGCTTACTATGATGAAACATAAACTTAGTTGCTGGTCTATAATCATCCCAGTTAAGTTCTTTGTTCTCCAGATATGCCTGTGCTGCCTCATGGTAATCAGTTCCACGAGCAGTTGCTTTCTTGGTAATACGATTTGCTTCTTCTATACCAACTCTCTTACGCCAATCAGCAAAGATTTGTCGATTATAAAAAGAAGTTACTGAAGTAATAGAAGGAACCCAACTCCCATCAGGAAGTTGGTACAATCTACATCCAGGAGTTTCTTTTTTAGTTAATTCAATGTCACCTAAAAAATTACAATGATCAAAAATCATAAACCAGATTCCAATTTAGCAAGGATGTATTCTTTGACTAATCCAGAGCGAACAATATCTTGTACTCCAAATTCAATAATGTTTACAGATGACATTAATCGAAGAATGGTCATAAAATCAACAATTCCATTCTTCTCATAATCCTTAGTCAAATCTGTTTGACTAGCATCACCGCAGAACATAATCTTAGA